AAGGAGTAGTCGTTGCGAACAATGCTTTGGATCTCTTGTTGCACCAACTGGCGCCAATCGATCTTAGGCTCAGTCATAGACTTGATCATACGCATGATACCTGCGGGGGTCTTGCCTGCACCTGCGGCCGCGGCACTTTGGATCATGGCTTCTTTGATCTCTTGACGCAGAGCCTCTGCTTCTTCTTTGCTGAGGCTAGGCTTGCCCTTGCCGTCTTTGGTCTTGTCCCCTTCGCTACCAACGCCTTCTTCTTCTTTGATGTGCTCGTCCAAGAGTTCACCAAGTTGTGCCAGCAGTTGCTCCATAGGGATCTTCTCTGCTTTTTCGTAGAGCTCGTCGTAGATCTCTTCCCAAGCCATGCCGCGATACTTTGGATCATAGCAGATCTTCACTTCGGTGATCTTCTCACCAATGCGTTCGTCTACAAGGATCTGGTTGACAGCGTAGTCTTGTGCGATGTTCGCCAGCATACGATCTCTGCTACCGCAACGACCAAAGTGATCAAAGATAGCATGACAGATCTCATGTGCAAAGAGGAACTCTAGTTTCTTAACACTGAGCTTCTTAACGAACTCTGTGTTATACATAAAGTCACGACCGTTAGTGGCCGCTGTAGGGCACCAGTCATCGCTTTCAATAAGGCGCATACGAGTGGCCATGTTGCCAAAGAAAGGCGCTTTGAGTAGCAGGCCAATTCGGGCAGTTGTTAGTTTCTCTACGATCGGGTCCATGTGTCGCTCTCCTTAGTATGTGTATATTATAGCATCATTTTACACATCTGTCAACCAAAAAGGTGGACGGGCAAGCCCTGAGAAGCCTCCCGTCCTTGCTATGGCGAGGTCTTAATTCTCCATGGCACTCAAAACATACTTGCCAAAACGCTTGTGGAACTCATCGAAGCTCTTCATCTTCGTAGCGTCCAGGGGCAAGTCATAGTTGGTAAGGGCAGTCTTTGCACCCATCACAACCAACTCAGTTGGGAAATTGTCCATCATGTAGCGGAAGAAGCAGTCGGCCATGCCATCCCAGTTCTTGGCCTTCTTCTCTGCTTGGTCTTTCAACTCATAGCACAAAGAGACTGTCAATGAATACATGGCACTCACTTCTTTGATCTGCAAGTCCTTGACCTTACCGGACAAGATGTCCTCTGCCTTAGGCAAGCGTCCTGCAATCTTACGGTGAGCCATGAACTTGGTAGCCAAGCCATCACCTACGGCACCCGCAATCAGGGTAGACAATGTTTCGTTGTCGCAGTCATCGTCCTGCAGGAGTTCGCTGACGAACACCCATGAGCGTGGAGTTGCGAATGACTTTGAAGGGCTCTTAGGATCAAAGTCATACAGGTCTTGCTTGGCAAAGCCAACATAACCAACCACATCTGGATGCACCTTGTTGAGCGTAGCCCAGTCTTGGAAGTCATCGAAGTCTACCTTCATCTCCAAGTGGACGAACCGGTTAGCCAACGGAGCAGGCATACGATAAGTCACGCCACGATCGCCTTCACGGTTACCAGCGGCCACCAAGTCAACACCCTTAGGCAATTTGTATGTGCCTACCGCACGGTTCAGAATCAACTGATAGGCCGCGGCCTGTACTGCTGGGGGTGCAGAGTTCAACTCATCCAAGAAGATGATCGCAGTCGACTCTGGGTCTGTAGGCAGTTCGCTTGGGGGAGCCCAAACCATCTTGCCTTGATCTGCGTTGTAATAAGGGATACCCTTGATGTCAGTGGGTTCCCACAGGGCTAGACGAACGTCAATGACCTCACGGCCTGCCTGCTCACCAATCTGCTTGACAACATCGGATTTGCCAATGCCTGGAGGGCCCCAAAGGAATGTAGGACGACGAGTTTGAATCGCCTTACGGATCGCCTTCATAGCACCCTTAGGGCCAACTTGACGAACGCTGATATCTGTGCTTTTTGCCATTATAAGACCTCTTTAAGTTACCGGTTAAACATTTACTTTCTCAGTATCATAAGTATAACACCAATCTACTCAGTTGTCAACCTACGATTTTCACATAGTTTAACTGTGTTGTTTTATTGCCACGCTGGGCTTTGATCTTGCCCTTGATCCTCAGCTCCCCTTTCAGCTCCTGACCGAACCAGAAGTCCACGAAGCTCTCACCCATGCGGGCCGTGATCTTGTGCTTGGCGTAGTCAGGGTTGAATCGAGCGGTGAGCACTGTGATGTCACCCACAACAGCGTCTCCCACAGCACCCTGCAGCTGTTCCGAGGTGTAGATCTCGCGGCGGAGTTCACTGTTGGCAACATCGCGCACAGCCACTGAAGGCAAGCATGAGATCACAGCAAAGTCGTAGATGTCACGCCCTGTGAACTCTTCTTTGGCTGCAAGTTGCATGGCCGTGGTCTGGAACTCATTGAGTCGGCCTGCAATGGCCAGGAATGTGTATGATTTGAAATGGTTACGAGCAGTCTGCCCCGCAGTGATATCTGCAGCTGTGATCTGGGAATAGTCCTCATCACGCAACCAACCTTTGACCATGGTCTTGTTGGCGTTGCGTAACACTGTGACCCGATCCTCTGCGAACTCTGGCTCTTTGAAGTAGCCCCCATTGATACGCTGCGCAGCAGCAGCACAACCCCAGACTTGATCAGCAGTGAATTTCATTGTCGCTCCTTGCTTGTTCATGTGTGTATTATAACACTATGTATCCAATCTGTCAACCTCTTTTGGAGAGTGCCGGCCAAAAGAAAAGGCTGTTGTATTTCTACAACAGCCCCAAAGAATCCTACCCCGGGAGCGAATCGGTATCAGTTTCGTTTGATTTAAACTCTATTAGAGTGTGATGCCCATTGCTTTGGCTTTGTAACCAAGTGCAACGATTTCACGTGATGGTTGGCCCATGACGTACTCTGTAACAGTCACGCCGTTACCTGCTTTGCGGGTGTTGCTATAGATAGCATAACCGTTCTGCTTGATGCGGCTTACTTCTGCGCTCAAGTTGCCAACGCCCAAGTCATGCTTGGCTTTGGATGCTGTTAGAGCTGCACCATTGTACAGTGCGTTGAAGACTTTGAATGTCTTGGTTTCTGGATTAAATCTCTTCATTTTTAAGTTTCCTTTGTTGTGGCTGTTCTTTAACAGCGTCTTATTATAATAACAGAACGCCGAACTTAGGTCAACCTCAATCCTTCCGTTTTACACTAACGTTCGCTCGAAAGAACGTGCCCAGGATAACCACAGCACACCAAGTCCAAAATGTGAACTGGATAGCCAACACAGGGAACAGCGTGTTCAAGGCCCAAATTACCAGCCAAGGCCCAATGGCCAACAACAGCAGAATCACTGCAATGGCCAGGGTGACCTTTACGATACTATCAAACATTATCTATCTCCTCGATTTCTTGCTGAAGTTTGAGTTCAGCTAATTCTTTTTCAATCAACTTCTCCATCTTCCGGGCACCTGTGTTGCTGGATCCTTTTTTGTACATCTGATGGTAGTGCTCTGCACAGTAGCTCTTGCCCTCTATGCTCTTCTGCCCACACATGGTGTAAGGCCACTCTCGTTGCTCTGCACCAATCCACTGGCACTCTTTTGCTGGGCCAAGTCCTAGATCCATTATGCCATACCTTTCATAACAGTGACCTTGGCCATGTTCTGCCAGTTAGTAGGGAAGCTCTTCTTCAAGTCTGCACACTTCAAAACAGTACGCAGGCTCAGCTCTCGCATGTGGCTACGGTTCTCAAGGATGAAGTTAACGATCTCGTCCTTGGCAGTATCCTCAAGCTCATAGGAGTCCAACATGCCGTCTTTGACGATCTGTTTGATACGCAGAACCTTCTCACGGTCTGTGTCCATGCGCAAGTCGATAAAGTGACAGCGTGACTCTAGTGCCGCCAAGTGCTCTTGAAGCTTCTTGCTTCGCACATTCTCAAACTTCAAGTTGGTGATAAAGATAGCACCGCCCTTGAAATCAAACTTGTCTGGCACTCCTTCTGAGCGTAGCACACGGCTGTCAGTGTTCCAAGAAATAGTACGCTTCTTAGAAGTGTCCAAAGCCGCCTTCAAGATGTTGAGTGCAACGTCATCCAAAAGAATGCTGTCACAGTCATCGAACACAATGATGTTCTTGGGATCGCTGAACTTGTACAGTTTGGCATAGAGTCCAATTGCTGACATAGCACCCTTGACGATCTCATACTTGGGCTTTCGTTGTCCCATCATGTCAAACAAGTCATCTTTGGCAAGTACTTCTTCAACACCAAAGCTCTTGCCCACACCTGGAGGTCCTGTGACAATCATAGCACGAACGTCACCAGTCTTAACAGCCTTGGTCATGTCCTTGAGGATCTCAAAGCGCAATCTAGTACGCTCAATGATCTGCTCATCTGTTTCGTCTGCGACAGCAGAGTCTGGCACTTTGACCTGTGTGAAGTCTGTGACTACTGCATCGTTCTTGCCAGCCTTCACGGGCTTGCTCAGGGCCTGCAACATGGTAACACCTGCGGGGGCACCTGCAATTGCTTGGATGTCACTTTGGTTGCATCGTACCTTACAGGTCTCACCACCACCCTTGATGTTGTAACCTGAACGGGCCTTGATGTAGCCTTCCCAGCCATTGTTAGCTTCGGTGACAAAGTCCCCTACCATATCCAGCTCAATGCCAGGGTAGATCTGATTGCTCTTAGCGCCGTATTGGCCCTGGGCAAGTGTAATACGCATAGTGTTCGCTCCTGTGTGTGTTAACATAGTCTCTATTATGCACTCAAACACGAGTCTTGTCAACCCCTGTTTGAGTGCTGTTGTTTTTAAGCCACATCTGCCGCTGCGAGCGCAGCCATAGCATCTTTGAGCGGAACCAGCCCGTTCTTCACGAGACCCTCTGTGTCATACACAGCACCCGCATACCAAACACCGTCTCGCATCACGTAATAGTACTCACCGCAGCAGCCTGAGACCTGCTCGAGGAACTCTTCGAACGAGTGTGCAACTGTCCACGGAGTGCTCTGCAGGAACTCATTAACATCCTCGCCCTGGGCTTCACGATCTTCGTAGAAGTTCATCTCTTCAACAGTCTCTTTGACGCCACTGTTGTCTCCACGTGCGATCAGCTGGTTAGCTGCTGTGGAATCGTAGTGGGCCTGTAGGATCCGACCTGTGTAGTCCAAATAGCCGTCATAGTGACAATAGACGCTCTTGCAGACATCTCCATGCATTACTGCTACTCTTGATCGTGTACCCATGTTGTTCGCTCCTTTTGTTTAACTTAGCCTCTAGTATAACACAGGCCGGAGCCTGTGTCAACCAATTTGTTAAATACCCTGGAACTCTGTAAGGGCTTGTTGTGCGTCTGTGTCCAGCATACAACGATCCATAGCCGTCTGCTTCTCACGTGCAACTGTGGCACGATAGGCTTCCAGCTCTGCGACCTTTGCTTCCATAGCAGGCCACACAACATCTGAAGGGTTCAAGTAGGGACCAGTGTAGTCCCGCTTTTCTTCTTTCAGTGTAATTTCGCCGGAAGCGATGCCCTCAAACACCATGCCCCATGTAGGCTGTTGTGGACGGCCTGTAGGGCCAAACAGTGCCTCAGCCTTAGTCTGCACCTTTTCACGTGCAATTTCGTTAAGACGCTGGATAAAATACTCGCGTTGTGCTTGTTCCATGTTTCGCTCCATGTTGTTAGTGTAAGTGTATATTATAGCATCAAACTGCCAAACTGTCAACCCCAAACTTTCGGGCCCAGCTGTCTAAAAACTCAGCACCTACATCCAGCGAAACGTAGTCGTCCCCCTGCATGCCCTGCTCTGAGTAGCACAGGTCCACTACCAGGCCCTGCTGCTTAACAAACTGCATGAGGTCCTGCTTAAACCGGCTGTCTGTGTAAATCAGTCCGTCTTTGTTTACGTCCCACGTGTCTGTGTCAAAGTACACACGCAGCTCGCCGAAGTCCTGGTCGTCGTTAACGTAGCCCAGCTGCATGTCTGTGACCTCTACGTCTTTGCTGACGTTGCTCCAATAGCCGTCGCCGGCTGTGCTAAACACTACTCTGTCCATACATCGCTCCTTTGTTGCTAAGTGTTTATTATATGCTCAAACCGCCGATGTGTCAACCACTTTGCTCAAAGACCCTACAAGCCTTAGGGCTTCTTTGCGGGCCTCTGCAATTGCATCTGAGATCATGTCTTCAACCACACCATCAAGCAGCACTTCTTTGGGATCTTCGTAGAGCATGCCCCCTAGGTAAGCTGAGCCCAGCTCGTGACCATCCACTAGGGCACGTACACGCAGCATGAACCAGTCCAGGTGACCACGGTCGATGTCTTTGATGATCTCGTCAATGTCTGAAACAGTGTCATCGAACAGATCACGTGGGCTCAGGTCCTCGTAGGTCTTGTCTACAATGATCTCAAAGCCCGCACGATCGTAGGTGGCCAGGGTGTCGTAGTAGCGCATTATACCACCTCATCAAGTTGAAGATCCACAGCAACAACCTCTACATTAATGTCTTCGCAGAGAGTGTACAGGCGATTCTGTTGCCGCTTTGGGCAGTGTTGAGCCATAGCTTGCGCAGCTGTATAGAACTGTTCTGCAGCACGTTCAAATTCTGCATAGGCTGCATAAACAGCAGCTGATTCGGGTTTCGTCATAGTTCGCTCCTATGTTGTAAAGTTGTATTATAGCACCAAAATCAAAGGGTGTCAACCCCTACATGCTCCAGTAGGCTTCTGAGCTAGGTGAGCAGTAACGCGGTGTATCGTAGCGTTCCTGGTACTCTGCCCCGCCCATCATGTTCTTGCGCAGCACGTAGGTTTCGTGGATCTCAAAGCGATAGCCCTTGGCAGCAGGATACTTTAGGGCATAGACCTCTGCTATAGCTGCACGATCCGCAGTTGAGTGATCCACCTTGCGATCCAGGCGTTCCCCGCTCTTGATGCGACGATCCTGTTTGTAGAGTTCTACGGTATACATATCAATCTCCTCTAGTGTCTGTGTTGAGCACAGGCTTCAGTGCCCTGCGCAGTTCTACTTCACGCTTGTGTGCCGCTGCTTTGCCACGCAGTGTTTCATGAACCAGTACTTCTATCTCGCTCTTGTCGTTGAGCGAGCGCAGGGCCTTGCAGAGCAGCCAGTCCTTGTTCTCCCGCTTGGCACGATAGAAGTGTTTAGCGGCACGTGCCAAAACGCTCTTGTTAATAGTAGTCTCAGTCTTAGCTGTGACGCCTATGTACGAGAGGCCGTTAACACGCAGCTCATAGATGATATGAGTGCGATCAACACGTTTCTTGCGGGTGGGCTTTTCTAAGTTCATGTGTATATTATAGCACCAAGAACTCAATCTGTCAACCAATCTGTGAATGACCCTTGATGCCCTAGGGTTTCTCAGGAACACTGCTCTCTGCTGCCCTCACCTCGTGACCCAGAACCCCGCGGCCCACACGATCACAGCTGCGCACAGCCAGACTCCCACACGCTGCACGGGCCACAACTCGCGATACCAACGTTTGAACCCATCAAAGGGATCCATGGGATTAGGGTGTTTGTACACTGTGCTTCTCTCTTGCTGCTGTGCTGCTGCTGTTACGTTGTTGGCCTGACTGGAGGGACTCGAACCCCCGACCTACAGCTTAGAAGGCTGTTGCTCTATCCAGTTGAGCTACAGTCAGATTGTGTGTGGTGGGCCCCCCGTGAGTCGAACACGGCACCAATGGATTATGAGTCCACTGCTCTAACCAACATGAGCTAGGGGCCCGAAACTTGTTACTTGTGGTCCTCTTCTGCTGCTTGAACTCCCGCAGCTACGAATCTGTGTAGATCCTCCATGCGTTCCTGGAACACCTCTGGCGCTGCTTCAGCTGCACGGTTCATGTCCCAGTCTGATGGATAGTGGCGTAGTATGCTGCGAGCTTCATCACGAACTGCCTTGGGTGTCCGGGCATATTGCCCACCCGCTAGACGTGATAAAAAGCCCTGCGCCCACTTCACTGAACGATATCTTTCATCTGGTAATGTCATGTCTCTGCTCCTAGATAGTGCTCTTTTCTTAAGCATGTGTATATTATACGATCATTCCTTGATGTTGTCAATGGATTTTGGGGATTTTTATATCCTACGCAGCGGGGCCTATAGCCAATATGTGGTATATACTATATGAGAGTCTACTGTTACTGTGTGTATACAGCTAATGGCCGAGGACAAAGGCTGTGGGAAGCCATCCAGAATCAAGGATGGATCTGTGCTACTGCTGACACAGGAGTCACATACTACTATATACCCGAGCACTTGCGTGTATGGTGTCTACTGATAGATCCCACTATGCGACACTATAGACAACGTGATCTCATAGTATAGTATGTATAACACTGTGTGCGCATGAAACCCCTGCAGCGGGGCCACTGTATACGATCAGTTTTACAGTCTACTACGCTGGATTCATGGTGGTCATATGGTGAAAATACGTCAAACGAGGGTGATATCATAGTAGAATCTATACAGTAGAGATTCGTCAGGCCGGTGGTTGGAGAGGCTATGCTCAAATGGTCACACAATTCCACACTTTATTGCACTTTGTCACACTAAACCACACCCATTTGTCCCGGTCACCTACGTTGTAGACCTCTATACGCAAGATGGGGGTCAGTAAATCACACTTACTGAGCCATTTCCACTGTATACGCACACTCACACAAACCTTTACAGCGGGGCCTACGCACTATAACGGTCTATAGCAGCACTGTATCAGGTATTGATCTAGTGTCCATCCACATCTGGGGAAACCATTCACGCACTATCTTTGAGCTACGTGTGATGATCACCACACGATTGTTACGTAACAGAGTGTAGCGTTCGCCCTGTGTGTCCCAATCACTGCGTATAGTGTACACTGTGTTCATAGTAATATTTACTGTAACCCCCTGTTTATGGCAGGTCGCGCTCAGTAAATAATCAGTTCCACACAGTCTATATGATCTTCTTGTATAGCCCATGTTGCACGTACTATATCACCTTGACTATTCACACACTGTTCAAACTCTAGATCACGTTCTACTGTTCTTGCTATACGAGTCTTGTAGCCTAATCTTGTGTTACGGCTGCGCTGTGCTATCCTTGCGCCCGTGAGTGTTTCATAGTATCTAAAACAGCGTTCATGTGTAGCACTGTGTACAAGGTAGTAAACGTTTTTAATCATCATAGTCCTCTAGCGGCCCGCATGCTCTTACACTACAGTTACAACTATACCCAGTATTAAACCCACTGCAAAACACGCTACACATGCAGCTACCAGAGTCACTGTATAGTATAGATCATCCATTACTAATGTATGTAACCATTGAGGATATGTTACGTGTAGATCCTGCCATTCCTGGATCAGTCTTTGATATAGTATCAGCATTGTGTATTTAAATACTCTATGCGCTGTTACGGTATACTCAACTCAGATCTAGACGCAGGTGGAAGTCATGCTTGGACTTGGGCACGTGAGAATCGCATACAACGAGAAGCTCACTTGAATCGCTGTAGATATTGGCTACCACAAGAGTCTAGCTTAGAATCAGAGTTTGTGCTACGGTATTGGGAGATTGCATTCCGAGTTCCCGAAGAGGATTTAGTGTAAAAATTCCCTGCAAAAAAGCTGCGCTGCTGCTTCGCAGCTGTAAATTATCTCGCGTAAATCATCAGTTGTCTAGTGTCATGTGTGTTACAGGGTCAAGTGGTAAATACACACATGCAGAAATTTTATACCGTTCGCCTTGCTGAAGAAACTCGTGCTGTGGACTGGGCTCGTGATCCCGATAATCACTGTGCGTTGATCTATCTCAATTCGGGTGCCACACCCATGTTGGAGTTGGTCATGGCCGTTACTGATCACCCGGGCATACCCTCACAGAGTGCTCGTGCTCTAGCTGAGTTAGGTGACATACTTGAGGAGCGTGACACAGATGAGTAAACTATATGCAGTGTGTTTGGTAGTCTTGCTGTCAGGCTGTGCTACTGTGCAGTCGTGGATACCCTCATTTTGGGATGATAATCAAAGTGCTAAAATCACTGATGTTAGATTAGCAGTGGATCGCTTGAATTGTCAGCAGAATCAGCTGGTGCAGATCACTGTGATTCGTGATGATCTACGCTGGTTTGAACTCTACAGTCGCAGCAAAGGCAGTCTGCAAGGTGATGTCATACGCTTGATTGCTCCCATGCAAGAAACCGTAGAAGACATGTACACACGCAACAGTCGAGGCACAGCCAGTGTCACTTACTGTGAACTCAAACGACAGATTATGACTCAGCAGGCTGAACGTATAGCCCATGCTGTACTAGGGAGATGGTAATGCAAGAACGTTTAGATTGGTTATTGAACTGTGGTCGTCCGTGGGCGGAACACAGAGCTAGAACAGCCATGGCTATGATAGCTGCACATGATGCTGGGGAAATCACACTCAGTGAGTTCCAAGAACTCATGCAGGATCTGGCTCGCAGCGACACACTGAATGCAGAAGCAGACGATGCAGATGTGAAAAATCTCTTGGTGTCGTGTATTATGATTGGAGCAAAATTAGCATGAAAATACGTGAAATAGTCACTGAGAACATATTCACCTGTGACTACAGATCTGTCATGGACGCTGTGGCTTCGCTGTACAAAGAACACTACGATGTCAACATCTGGGACAATGCAGAAGCACACGATGCAGCTGCCCAAGTACTAATGAAAGAACACCCCACACAGGAAGAGCTGGAGTTTATCATAGACACACAACAGCTTCCAGAACGATTCCAAGAGCTGAACTTCCCTCTCAACGACGACATCTTGCTGGGCCTACAAAACAGTGACAGTGACGTCACAGAAGAGCCAGCTTCACGTGAGCTATGCCAAAGCGGCAAGCCAGACTCAGCCCTGGGTGCTTCACAGTTGAGCTCATGCAAATCGCAGGGCTATCGCAGCCGTGATGGCGGCAAGAGTCACAAGGTGGGCTCAGAGCGTGTGAAGGTTCGAGGCCAAAAGATCAAAGGCAAGAAATACGGCGGACCCCTACCCGATTGGTCATGACCCAAGAGTTACAACCCACCGATCTACTGATAGCACCCCCTAACATGCCTGACCCTCGATTCCGAGATTCAGTGCTGATGCTCACACACTACGATGGTGCTGGAGCTCATGGGCTGTGTGTTAATAGACCCTCGGGTTGGAACCTGCGTGAGATACTGCAAGACTCCGACTGTGACATTGACTGCCTACCCCCTGTGCCTGTGTACTGGGGTGGCCCTGTGAGTCACAACAGCATATGGATGCTGCACAGCACAGACTGGGTATGTGCAAGAACTGTGATGATCACATCGGCCTGGGCTATGACCAGCTCCGAAGAAATGTTCCACTGCCTAGCAGCTGGAGATGCACCCCGTCACAGTAGGCTGTTAATGGGCTATGCTGCTTGGGGGTCGGGTCAGCTGGATCAGGAGTTGGAGGGCCAGGGTGCATGGCGCCAAGAGCAGTCATGGTTAACTGCACATAATCTAGGGCCTGAGTGGTTGTTTGAACAGCCCGTGGAAGAACTATGGAGTAACGTGGTTACTCTGAGCTGTCACCAGGCTGTCGATAGTTGGCTGTAAATCGTTCTGATTTGGCCTGACAATAGATACACATGGTAACACCCGGCACAGCTTGTCTACGTGCTAGAGGAATATCTTCCCCACAGGCATCACAGAACTCAAGGCTGGGTTGGCTACGTTGTTTGGCTAACTTTTGACGCACTGAGTCCAGAGCCTGGGCATCACGGATCATAGCAATGGCCTGTGCCTGTTCTCCTTCTTCACTGGCGCTGACGTCTAATTGATCTAGTTCGTTGTTCATTTGCTGCTGTCCTTGATAGTTGTTAATAGTTCGTTGCGATGATTCTTGTACTTAGTCCATTTGTCTAAAAACCAATCCCACACTGCGATTTTAAACAACAAGCTGAATATGATTGACCAAGCAGCAATCTGCAGGTACAGTCTCAGGTATTCAGGCACAAACACAGCTGCGATATTCAACATGACACTGAGTATCAACAGTCTAGCCCAAGTGTCCATACCATGCCAACAGTAGCGTAAAAACCCTGCGATTTCTTTCACGATTCAATACCTTTCTTTATCCATTGTTGTAAAGGGTCGTAGTCAAGATGTGCCCAGTCTGTATCTTCATCGAGTATGTCTATATCCATGCCCGCGGTCTTGGCATTGCGTATCATGCTGTCTAGCACACCGTGTCCATAGTTGTTGGTACCGTAGCTGCCGACCCTGCACTTATACACGCTGCCTGAGCTGCCTTCAAACTCCCAAGCACCGTCAACTAACACAGCCTGGGTGATACCTGAGTTCAGCTTCCAAGAGTCTGAGCCAGCATAGCCCCCACTCCACGAAGCAAACACCTTGTAGATGGTTTCTTTAGGGTCAGGGATGCGTATCACGCACCAACGATCTGGGGTATATTCACTCATTGTTCAATTCCTTCCAATAGGCATAACTGTCATTTTCGTTGAAGTCTGACTCTAAACGAGCATGATGATCACAGTAGGGATGATTGCCTGCAAACTGTGTACAACGTACCCATGCTGCGGGGGCATCACACTCTAAGCATCGTTCATTGTGGTTTTCTTTAGTCATATGCAACTCCGGACATTTGCTTTCTACCTTCCCAATGATCTCTAGTCACACATAGCCCTTTGTGATTTACGCCCAGAGGATGATCTAAATTGTGTAATTGTTTTCGTACTACTTCGCAGGCTTTTTTCGAGTCAAAAGAAACGGAACGCTTGTCTATGAAATCACCACTTGGGCCGAACATGGCAATGATAAGTATCCACGAGTTCATACAATCTTAATCCTATCTGTGTTGGCACGATCGCTGTGAATCATGTGGCCTTTCTTGCGTACAAGATCAGCACACCACTGTGGATCATCAGCCCATCGTTCTTTCCAAAATACTTCATCGAGTTCAGGATCACAGTCAATAGCATAGATCTCATAGTGACGCTGACTGTTGAAGCGGGCTCGTAGGGTCAGAGTATGGATCAGTTGATTGAGTGGATTCTTCTTTAGGCCGTTGCCTTTGAGTACTTCCATTAGCTGTACTTTGTCCCAATCTTCATACTGAGTGATAGGCACAATGCTTTCAATGCCTAATTGATCCCAACTGAAGATAAATGCGTTTGTTGTCATTTTCGACCTTTGATCTCTTTATACTTTACACGAATATACTGGTGATACTCTTTGCCGATCTTCATGGGCAAGTCTAGATGTACACTGACCATAGGGCCTTCTGACTCATTACGCATATTATCAGTATAAGCAGTGCCCACATAAGGCATACCCTTGTACACACCTTCTACCCTATCACCAAATGCATACTTGGGCTTAGGCCTATTGGCTGCGAAGTATTCAGCTAGGTTCATTCTTCAACTTTCAGCTGTTTTTTTAACCGTCGAATTTCTGCTTTGAGGCCGCGATTCTCATAATCAGCCCACCCTGCACGGTCCTGCATGTCTTTCATCTGCTTGGCAAAGTCACGATCTGCAGGAGTTAGACTTTCTGTTGGTTTGAACATTAATCGACCAGCTTCCCAATCAAATCCTCCATACACAGATTCAATCCCCACCATTGGACGACTGCCCACAGTTGCATAGGGTAGATCAATCAAGATCATTACGTCTAGATTGTCATCTTCTCGTTCAAGAATAGATTTTAATTCACTTACTTTCATTCTTCAACTCCGTGATATTTCAATTGTGGTCTACGCCATAGTAACCATCCAATATACAGACCCTGTAGCCATCCAATTGCTAGACACATTAGTAATACCCAATCGTTCTGTGTCATAGTTCAACTCCAAAATGTTTCTTAATCAACTCCACAGCCTGCCCACGGCTGATCATATCACGCAACATAGGACTCAATGCTACACCGCATTCCTGCACAATCAATTCGGCGAACTTTTCAAGTTCATCTTCCCAACACTCGGCAAATGCTCTGACAGGTGTCTCTGTTGGGTCATAGGTAAACTCAATGTTTGCTTTTTCAGCAAGTTGTCGAATTCGTTGGTTCAAATCTTTTCTCCTGCTTTGAAGCCACGGAAGCGCATAAACCTAGGAAAACGTAGACTATAGGTACCGTCTTGGTTCTGTGTAATAGCATCTGCTCTGACTTCAATGATCTGCCCGTCAACCTTGCACTGCCAAAACTCATCACGATCCTTGTCCGTAAAGCCCGAACCCACGTTTACTCGGATCAGCTTGCCATCCTCTGTGCCTTCACAGACCAGGGCACCCATCTTGCCCACGTTGCGGCCTGTGCCTTCTTCTGTTTCAATAACAGCAAGGCTGACTTCGATGAAAGGCTTTTGTTTGAGCCAAGCCACACTTCGCTTGCCTTCCCACTTGCCGTTGGGGTCTTTGATCATAATGCCCTCAAAGCCCTCAGCCACAGCCTGCTTGTTGTAGTCTTTGAACTCAATTTCATCAGTGAACACATCCAGATCAAACTCTCGTTGTGCAATGATGTCAATGCAACCAGAGTCTGCAAACAGTTTGGAAAAGTTCTCACGCAGGAAAGCACTGCGGCGCTTCTGGCCCATGACACTGCTGCCAGCTTTGAACTCAGTCAAAGGCACAATATCAAACAGCATGAGCCTAGCATCCTGTGCCTGTACATCACTCTTTCTGTGTACTTCCTTCATTAGGGCCTGGAAGCTAGAGCTAACTACCTCACCATCAAACACATAACTGCGGCCCCAATTGTCCATATTGTCTTCAAAGGCCTTGGCAATGTGTGGAAAGTTAACCAATTCTTTGCCGTTGCGAGTGTACATAGTAACGATGCGGCTTTCATAGTCTACCACAGTGAGTACACGTACACCGTCCAGCTTGGGCTCAACCAATTTCTTACCTGTGATCTTGCCTTCGTGATTAGCACCATCATGTGCCAACATGCATTCAAACACAGGAACGGCATACTCAGGTTTCTTAGACTTCTTGGCCACAGTGTTCACGGTCTTTTCTGAAACACCACAGCGTAGGTCTTTGATAAGGATCCTGCGATAGAATCCATTCCATTGATCTTTGGTAGCCACATCCATGGCCAATTTGATAGCATCACGTGCGGCATGCCCTGTGAGTGTTCGGCGATACAGAGCATCTGCCAATTCTGAAAAGTTAGTCCAGCTCAGGCCTTGCCCGTCTGTGTCGCTCTCAGGAACCTGCTTGACACCAAAGGTATGCAGTTTGTCCAAGCACCAACGAACTCCTTCAAAGAATTCGTCTAGGCCTTCTGTCATTGCTTCTGCAAGGATAGCTTCTTTGGCCAAACGGCTGTTGTCTGCTTCGAGTCGGGCAATAACTGCCTGTGGTTGAGTTCTCATTCTCTGCTCCTAAATTGTTACAATGCTAATATTATACAATCATTTTAGCTAGAAGTCAAGCTCAATCTTTGAGATTTAAATTGATCCCAATTAACTAAATCGTTAACAGTTACTTCGTATTGTTCAGTCCATCGTGTTAACACATGCTGTTTGTTTGGACTTAGCATATTGAATCCAAACCCCCAGAGAATATCGTTATTTCCATCAAAGGTATCTTGGATCATTTGGCGTCTTACCACATCTGTCTTGCCCTTGGTTTTTCCAGAACCCTGACTAACGTGCGGCAGTATATCTTTGTGTTCAAAGATTTCTTTATGTACATCATTCTTGTGTAGAATAAATGTACGAAACCCTTCGTTATCGTTGGGATTCAGTTTTACGAACATGTACCAAGGGATGTTTTCAAAGAATCGCATCTGCTGAGCAGCGATCTCACCGCGACCTGCTTTGGCATTGGTTTTGAGTTCCAGATTGTCAACACCAATTTCAAAAGGAGCGGCACAGAGATCGCCGTAGTCTTTGCCGTCAGTTGATCCAGGTTTCTTCCAACCCAAATGGTGCATCAACAGCCTTTCCCACCATCGACTGACAATATTGTTATTGTCTACCATGCGGCTGATTCTGCAGGCATGCTCTAAAGGAATTCCATCAAACTCTCCGGCAGTCATTCGAGATTCCAACTCGTGATTAAGTCGGATAATACGATCTGCTTCTGTGGTGTCAATGTTGAGGATTGGTATGATGTTTGTTTGTGTCATGGTGTAATTATACGATCATTCTTCCAGAGTGTCAACCAATCGGATACCAGGAAATTGAGCAACTAATATAGGTAAAATAGCAGGAGCCATTTCGTCTGTAAGATTGCTCAAAATACGATTGATCAGTGCAGGTAACACTTGAAAGTTGTTAGGATGATTGATTCGTTCTTGCGACCATCCCATGAGTTTGGCACGACTCTTAGGAACAATATGATCCAACTGCGGTTCGTGCCATTCCCAATCTTCTCCGCATTTTATCTTATTGTCGCCCTTGCCCCAATCATATAAACGATACACTCCTAGCCCGTCAGTCCACCCGTCTGGAACCTTATCGTACATCTCTTGTGCTTCTGTGTCAGTCCAATCGTACTTGTTCTTGTAGTAGCCAAAGATAGCCACATACTTGTAGTCTCGGTGTTCAGCAAAATGCTCATACAACGAGATTGTATAGTATGTGTTATCTTCAAAACTGGTTTGAGGATCACGATGCTGTATGCGTTCGTTAACTTCTTGCCAGTTGTTCATATTAGATTACCGAGAACTTGAACTTGGGACCATGCTTGGCAGTGTCCCATTCCGGCTCAATCCAACCAACTGTGGGTTCGTATTTCATACACACCTGATAAATTCCGTGTGCGATGATCAACGGCTCAGGAGCACGTGAACTGGTTGCCGCAGTACCTGTCTTGGCTTTGTAGGCTTCTTTGATTTGACTGTGCAATTGATTGCCGACATTGTCTTTGGCCCACCGCTTCTTCAACGATCCCATAATAGCATAATCCAGTGTCATGGTGTTGATAGTAGAGTCTTGATATTTCAAGAATTCCATAAGACCCCAGCTATTTGCAGATTGAAACTTGCAGGTCGGAAACATCTGTGCATTCAATGTCACGGATCGTTCAAAGTGATCTTTGAGGTATTCTTCACGGTACTTGATCATGTTACCAATTGACGTAAGCACCAAACTGTTAGTTCCTAGTGTGTCGCCTTTTTCTGCAACAGTGATGCCGAGATTGTCAAACAGGTCATGAAGCTCATGACAGATAGCGTCGTCTGCTTCTTGCGGTCTACCTGCGAGCAATGCTTCGATGTCTCGCTGTACACGAATGCGATAGCGATCGAACTCACTGGCAGATAAGCTGTGAATATTAATAGCGGCATATTGAGCAACATCCCAATACTCGTCGTCGCTGGTAATGTAATTGATTGGAATTTCTTCAATGCCTAGAATGATACATGCCAATGTGCGATGTTGTGCGTCATTGACAAACAACATGCCTTTTGAGTTCATACGGCCGATACCAGGGAACACTAAACCTGGATTGAAACGGAATACGATGTCTGCAAAGATGTGACGCAGGAATACATCACGTTGTTTGGCTGCGTTCTTGTACAGCATGTCTACATTACGCAGGGTATGGCTATCATAGTTCATTGCAGGCACATTGTCAATTTCTGCTGCCTTGACAAGGCTTTCGAATTCTGGAAGGTCGATACCTAACAGTGGATTGTCCATGCCCATATTAACCAATCGGTTAAAACAGTAGATAACAATGTCTACCAGCTTAGGATGTTTGCCTAATGAACGTGTGGGAATGTATAGTGGAATTTTTGCAATGCGGCGTTTGCGTTCTTGTGCAGACAGCGAGTTCCATGCAACACGTTCTGCTTTTGGGCCCAGCAGTTTGAATAAGTCTGCACCAAATTGAGTACTGATTTTTGAATGATATGACATTCGGTTTTTCCTTTAAGTTTAAAAAATGTTGTTGTACTTGATATACAAGCACAGTGGATAGTATAACAGGACCCGAAGGTCCTGTCAAGTATCAGTTTGGATCGGTTAGCCCAAATAGTCTGCCCAGCTAGGATGACCCATGTGATACCCTCTGACCCTGCGTTTGGCAACTAGATCCCAAAATGTAGGCTTGTAAGGAGCAATCCGTGGCTTCATCTTGCCCACATGAGCTGCCTTCTTGTAGTTACAGTGCTTGCAGGCCGTGGTGGAGTTTTCCCAAGTGGTTTTGCCGCCCAAGCTCACAGGATGCACATGATCCAAAGTGGCATTGGTTTCTGTGACTGTTGTGCCACAGTATTGGCAGGTGTAAGCATCACGCAGAAATATGTTGCGTTTGCTTAACCTCATAGTATGCTTGGGTTTTTGATAGGTGTTCAACATGATCACAGCTGGCACACGAGTCTGCCATCTGGCACTGTGGACAATCCAATCTTCATGCCATTCTAGGACTTTGACCTTGTCCAAAACCATGTATCGTATGGCTTCCTGCCAATCTACAATAGATAAAGGCAATAGGCTTACAGGTTGCATGTCTGCGTTTAATAAAAGGGTGCTCATGATATATTTAACTACGGATTGACTACATGACTATTATATGCTCAGATCACAAAGAAAACAAGAGCCTTGACAATAATTAATAGACACGTTATACTTTAATTTTGCACAAAAGGAATTCTATGTTAGTACCAATGGTAGTTGAATCTACATCAAAAGGTGAACGGGCCTATGACATCTTTAGTCGTCTGCTCAAAGAGCGCATTATCATGTTGAATGGTCCTGTGGAAGATCACATGGCTAATCTAGTTGTAGCTCAATTGCTGTTCTTGGAAAGCGAAAATCCAGACAAAGAGATCAGCATGTTTATCAACAGTCCGGGTGGTGTTATCACTGCCGGCATGAGTATCTATGATACCATGCAGTTTATCCGTTGTCCTGTTGCTACCTATGTGATGGGGCAGGCTTGCAGTATGGGCAGTTTCCTAGCACAAGCAGGAGCAGCAGGCAAGCGTCATATGTTGCCCTATGCTCGACACATGATCCATCAACCAAGTGGTGGTGCTCGCGGCATGCAAAGTGACATTGAGATCCAATACAAAGAAATCACCAAGATGAAAACAATCTTAACTGAACTCTATGTCAAACACAACACCGCAGGTAAGACCTATCAAGACTTTGAGCGTGACATGGATCGTGATACATTTATGAGTGCAGAAGAAGCATTGGCCTACGGCCTAGTAGATAAAATAATCGAGAAACGACCATGAACTTACAGACACTAGGCAAGGTAGACAAAGGTTGGGGATTCGAATTAGTATGGGCTAACAACGACAAGTATTGCGGCAAGCTATTGGTGTTTGAACGAGCAGGCGCAAAAACCAGTTTGGTTTTTCACAAAGACAAAGCTAAGAGTTGGTTTGTAAATGCTGGACGTTTCAAAATCACCTTCATTGATGTTACCACAGGTGAAATCAAACAGAGCGAACTAGGTGAAGGTCAGACCGCAGACTTTGGGCAGCTAGGCCCACATCAAATAGAGGCGCTGGTTGCCAACTCAATTATTTTTGAAGTTGGCACCGGAGACTATGTTGAAGATCGCTTTAGACTTGCGCCGGGTGACACGCAAACGAAGCAGCCAGAGCAGTAATTAGATCTTCAATCATACCATCATCGTGGAACGGAGTAGGTGCAATACGCAACCGCTCTGTGCCCACAGCCACAGTAGGTGAGTTGATAGGCTGAATGTAGATGTTATGTTCATTGAGTAGTTCATCACTGATGGCCTTGCAACGCACTGCTTCCCCAACTAGGATAGGTACAATGTGTGTAGTCGTGCATTCCATCGCAGGCATGCCAGCTACACTTAATCTGTGTTTTAACTTTCTAGCACGTTCTTGATGTTTGTCTCTGAGTTCTTGATGATCCTTTAGGTACTTGACCGCAGCTAGAGCACCTGCACAACTCACAGGGCTCATTGATGTTGTGAATATAAATCCAGCAGCTACAGAACGGATGGCGTCGACGACCTCAGCATCGGCAGCAATATAGCCACCTTGGACCCCATAGGCTTTCCCTAATGTACCGTTGACTATGTCAACACGGGATTGTAGCCCTAGCTCTTCAACTTTCCCACCACCGTGGGGTCCATAGAGTCCTACCGCATGTACTTCATCGATGTAGGTCATAGCACCATATTTGTCTGCTAGGTCGCAGATTTCTCGGATATGTCCTACGTCGCCATCCATACTATAAACTGATTCAAATACAATGCAGGGCACATTGCCTGTGAGTTGTATGCTGGTTAATATATCTTCTAGGTGATTGAGATCGTTGTGACGGAATACAGTCTTAGGTGCCTTGCTGTGAACCATGCCTATGACTAGGCTGTTGTGATTCTCACTGTCCGAAACAAAATGTATGTTGGGTATGATCTTGCTTAGAGCAATCAGAGTCCACTCGTTGGCCACATAGGCTGATGAGAACAACAGAGCTCGGGCCTTGTTGTGCAGAGTGGCCAGCTCGTATTCTAGAGCCACGTGGTAGTGACTGGTGCCTGCTATGTTTCTAGTACCACCAGACCCTGCACCTGTGTGATCCAGTGCGGTGTGCATGGCGTCTAACACAACTTTGTGCTGACCCATGCCCAAGTAATCGTTGCTGCACCAGTTTGTGATGCTTTTGATGTTGTAGGGCCCGTACCACATGGCTGAAGGAAACTTGCCCTTTTCACGTATGATATCGTTGAACACACGGTATTTGCCCGTGTCTTTGAGTGTTTTAAGTAGATTATTAAAGGGGGCTTTATTGATCATAGTCAACTATTTACATAAATATTAGACTGAGGATTTGTTATGGATATTATACGATTAGATGTGCCCTTGTTTATAAGATTAATGGAACTCGCTCGCGAGGATGTTAAACAAGATGCTGATCTACACGATGTTGCTGAAGCAGTTATTAGACTAAGTCAGGAAGGTGTTGCTACAATGGCGAACTACGATCAGATCGTAGGATTTATGCAGAAGCAAGGTGACACTGCTTCTAAGGAAGAATATGCTCCAGATGATATCCGAAGATTTAAACAGATTGTGGATCTAGCAGACAACGGTGAACCTACAGAATACACAAACACTCCCCGAGAAGAATACGCAGCCATAGATGCTGTGACCACAGCAGCAGGCGGTGGAGCCAATGCTCCTAAACATCCAGCAGACATCCGTGGCGAACAACCTAGCATTTATCCAGGTAAGGTCTACGGAGCAAGATAATGTCGGCTAATGGTATTTCAACCCTAG